ATTGAGTATGTAATTCTAATATTCTACAATCAATACCAAAACTATATGTATCAAGATGTTTGTTTTCTTCTTTTTCATTAGTTAATTCTTCTATTCTATTCATAATAGAATTTTGATATTCTTGTAATAATGTTATGTCTTTTTTCATAGTTATAATTAATTTATACAAATATATATAAAATAAATTTAACAAAACAAATAAATACTTTACACTTTATTAACAATTGTTGTGTTAATATCTTTTTATTTTTGTAAAGATATTTTAACTATATTGCATAAAATTATTTTATATGAGATTTACACAATTTAAAGCACAAGATGAAGTAAAAGAAACTTTAATCTTAGAGATGATGAAAAATAAAGTAAGAAAAAATCACTTAGCAAAAGAACTAAATTTGTCATATCCGACAATGCTTTCAAAACTAGAGCAACCTTTTAGCTTTAAAGTAAGTGAGCTTTTATTACTTTGTGAAATAGTCAAACTTGATATTAACGAATTATTAATTAAATACTAAAAAATGGAAACAAGAAAATCAACAATAACAGAATTAAATTTACAGTCAGAAAAATTTAACGATATGTTTATATTTACTATATGTTTTGAAAATGGAGATATAGGAAAATTATATAAAAGAAAAGATAAAACTTATGAGCAAGTAGGAGATGAGGTAGAATACACTTTAAGTCCTAAAGGCACAGTTAAAATAGCTTTTAAAGGAGAAAGTAAATTTAATGATAACAATAACAAGCCAAGCTACTCTAATAATAACAATGATGCTAGAGAAGATATTAGGTTTAGCGTTGCTTTTAAAGGAGCAATAGAATTAGCTAGTGCAGGTAAAATAAGTAAAGATGACGTAGAACAATATACATTAAAATATGATGAGTTTTTAAAAGATAAAAAGTCTGTTGAAATGCCTTTTTAACTATTAATTGTTAATAACTAACAATTTAACTTTATAAAATGTAAATAATTTTTATATAATTTAGAACAATGAAAAAATCAATTCTTGCATCTTCTCCTTTTTTAATTATCAATAAATGTCTATTACAAAATTTAGGAGTTGATGCAAGTTTGGTTTTATCTGACCTAATACAAAAAGAACAATATTTTAAAGAAAGCTGTCAAAAATATGACGGCTTTTTTTTTAATGTAACTAATGATATATCCTGTAGCACTACTCTATCTTATTATCAAATTAAACAAGCAATCTCCGTCCTGGAGAAGTGGGGCATAATTAAAGTAGTGCTAAAGGGTGTACCTGCTAAAAAGCATTTTAAAATAGATCATTCACAGATATTAAATTTTTTAACATCTAGTATTCAAAAAACTGAAGAACTAGATTGTAAAAATTTTAATAACAAGATGTTAAATAATTCTAACTCTATTAATAATAATAAAGAAATAATAATTAAAAATAAGAAAGTATATACACGCAAAGAAAAATTTATAAATGAGATTAAAGAATTAGAACCTAAAGAACATATAGAAGATTTTGTAGATTATTGGACTGAAGAAAATAATGCAGGTAAGCAAAGGTTTGAATTAGAGAAAACTTGGAATACAACACTAAGATATAAGCGATGGTGTAGAAACCAAAAAAACTTTAGTAAAGGAAGTAGTGCAAATAATATGCCTGATTTTTTAGATAGTGCTTATATAAATAGAATTAAAGATGACCAAGCACAATTAAATAAGTTTTATAAGCATTTAGTAGATAATTGCAACTATGAAAAATTTGAAACATTAACAGGGTATATTAAATACAGAAAACGGTTATGATGTTTATTACTTTAATTAGGAATGGTATAGTATTTGGTGTAAGACACTTTGCACCTGATGAAGTAAGAACGTACTGGGAAATACATATTTATTTAGCAATTTTTCAAATTAACATATTTATAATAAATGATAGAGATTAGCAATTTAGGTTTAGTAGCATTAATATTTGCAGTATTTACATTAGGGTTTTTTACTGCATTATATATACAAAGTCAAATAAAATGAAAGAACAAGATTTACACAATAGCATAGTAGCTTTACTTGACTGCTACCCTTTTATTTTATATACATCTACATTAGGTGGTGTTTATTTAGGTAAGGGTAACTATAAGCAAAAAGCATTAGTAAAAAAACATTATAAAAAAGGTGTGCCTGATATATTAATATTTGAACCTAATGCAGAGTATAAAGGTTTAATGATAGAGCTAAAAGTAGGATATAATAAACCTAGCATATATCAACAAAAATGGATAGACAATTTAAATGCAAGAGGATATAAAGCAGTAATATGTTACTCATTAGAAGAATTTGCAGAAGTATTTACAGAATATATTAAAACGATATGAGAAAAAAACACAGTCCACCAAAAAACATAAGAACAAAAGATCAATACTTTAGATATTTTTTATTTGAAGTAGATAGAGGTATAACAAATGAGGTTTACATACATAAAGAAACGCAAACTATATTTGATGAAGATGAATACATACTTAACAAGATAGACTTTATACAAGACCAATATAAACAAATGGTAGTAGTAGAAATAAGTCCTTTAGGAAAGTGGGAATACAATGCGTTAAAAAATACAGGTGTAAAATTATTTTCTGACTTGTGGATAAACTAAATGAATATTTAGATAAAAGTTATCAGAATTTGCTAGATATAAGTAAACGAATAACTAGCAATAGACACCCTGATTATGAAGATTTGCTACACGAAACAATTATAGCTTTATATAATGCAGATCAAAATAAAATTAAAGATATAATAAAACAGAAAAAGCTAACATTTTATATAGTTAGAATAATGTTAAATCAATATCAGAGTAGCACAAGTCCGTATCATAAAAAGTATAGAAAGCAATATAATGAAAAACAATTAAAAGAATTTTATATTTATAATAAAGCACCTTTAACAAAAGAGAAGATGAAACAGTTAGAGGAACAAGAAGATAGGTTACAGTGGATAGAAGAAAAATTAAAACATTTAAGTTGGTTTGATGTTGAGGTATTTAAGATATACTATAAAGAAAATTACAGTCTAAATACAATGAGTAAAGCAACAAAGATAAATAGAAGTACATTAGGAAAGTCAATTAGGTATATAAAGAATTATTTAAAAAGTTTAAAATGATAGAATTTGTAAAACACTTTTTAGGATTGTGTGGAGAGCCTCATTTAAACCTATTTACAATAATGATGAGCACACCTATAATAAGTTACATAATATATAAATTTATAAAGTTATGACAAAATCAAAAGGAATTGGAGATGATATAGCAAAATTTACTAAAGCAACTGGAATAGATAAATTAGCTAAAAAAGTATTAGGAGATGACTGTGGTTGTGAAGAACGCAGACAAAAACTAAATCAAATGTTTCCACACTTTAAAAACATAAGACAGTTTACAGAAGATGAGATAAAGATATATGATGAAGTAATGCCTGTAATAGAAAAAAGCCAAAGAATAACAAAAGATGAAAAAGTTATTGTTAATGCTTTGTATAAAGGAGTATTTGGTAATAATCCAACTTGGAAGTCTTGTAGTCCTTGTAATAAACAAATAATAGATAATTTAAAAAAAGTATATGAAAAAAGTTGCAAAATTTAATTTAAGAACATCAAATGGTTTAGATTACATTATTTTAACAGAAAAAGGTGTTAAAGAAATGATAGATAAAAAAATTGCTAAAGCAATTAACAAATTAAAAAATGAAAAAGCACGTTAAGATATATATGGATTATCACGATTACGTTTTAGATGATGTAATTTTGTGTAGTGCTTGTGGTACAGTTGCAGTTGACATTCATCATTTAGAGGGTAGAAAAATTGGTGGTTCAAAGAAAAAAGACTTTATAGAAAATCTAATAGCTTTGTGTAGAAGATGTCATATAAAAGCAGAAACAGATAAAAAATTTAACGATCAGCTAAAAGAATTAAATAAAA